GGCGGCTCGGAAATCTACATGATGATTACCGAGGTGAAGTGCCGGGCCGCGGAGAGCTGGCTGCGGGACATCCTGCTCGATCAGGGAACACCCCCTTGGGATCTGCAGCCCACGACAATCCCGGATTTGCCGCCCGACGCCGAGGACCAGCTGCAGCAGGCCGTGGCTCGCCGGCTTGTGGACATCATGCAGCAGACGGGGCAGGCCCCGGCGCAGGAGGACATGGCCGCGCTGCGGGAGATGGTGGCGCAGGACTACAGGTTCTCTCTACTGCAGGAAGCGCAGAACCGCGCCGACAAGATGCGGTACAAGATCGAGGACCAGTTCGAGCAGGGCGGCTGGGCACAGGCCTTCAACGAGTTCATCACGGATCTTGTGACCTTCCCGTGCGGGTTCGTGAAGGGGCCCGTCGTACGCCGGCAGCGGATCCTCAACTACACCAAGGCTCCGGATGGCTCCACGGTTGTGGAGAGCGCTGAGCGGCTCGGGCCGGAGTATGAGCGGGTTGACCCGTTCCGGATCTACCCTGAGCCCGGGATCACCAACATCGCCGACGGGTATCTGTTCGAGCATCACCACATGAGCCGGATGGAGCTGGCCGACCTGATCGGCGTGCCCGGGTACGACGACGATGCGATCCGTAAGGTCCTTGAGGTTGGCAACGGCCAGTCGTGGATCAATGAGGATGTCGAGCTCCAGAAAGAGGAAGAGGAGCGGAAGTTCTACGCCTACAACTCCCCGACCGAGATGTTTGACGCGCTTGAGTTCTGGGGGCAGGTGAGCGGCGAGATGCTGCGCGAGTGGGGGCTGAGCGAAGACGAGGTGCCGGACCCGGCTCGCGAGTACGATGCCAACGTGTGGGTCGTTGGGAACTACGTCATCAAAGCGGTCCTGAACTACGACCCGCTGGGTGAGAAGCCTTACGCCAAGACCAGCTTCATCAAGCAGCCCGGCGCCTTCTGGGGCAAGGGGATCCCGGAGATCATTGAGGATCTGCAGAGCGTCTGCAACGCGGCCGCGCGGTCGCTCGTGAACAACATGGCGCTGGCCTCCGGGCCGCAGGTCGAGGTCAACCTCGAACGCATACCGCCGAACGAAGACATCACCCAGCTTCACCCGTGGAAGATCTGGCAGGTGACCAACGACCCGCTGGGGTCGAGCGCGCCGGCCGTGCGTTTCGCGCAACCCGATTCTCGTGCGAACGAGTTGATGGGTGTGTACGACCGGTTCTCCCGACTGGCAGATGACCATTCTGGTATCCCCGCCTACGTCTACGGGGATCTGAATGTGCAGGGGGCCGGGCGCACAGCGTCTGGGCTCTCGATGCTGATGGGGTCTGCTGGCAAGGGGATCCGGCAGGTTGTGATGCACATCGACAACGATGTGACCCACCCCATCGTTCGGCGCCAGTTCATCTACAACATGCGCTACGATCCGGACGAGTCGATCAAGGGCGACGCCGAGATCGTGGCGCGCGGCGCGATCAATCTGGCGGTCAAGGAGACGGTCAACGTGCGTCGGGTCGAGTTCCTCAACGCGACGGCCAATCCGATTGACATCGAGATCATGGGTGTCGAGGGCCGGGCGGCCATCCTGCGCGAGGTGGCCAAGGGGCTGCAGATGCCGGTCGATCAGGTTATCCCGTCCCGCGAGAAGATGTCCTACGAGGAGCAGCAGCGCGCCAAGAGCGCAGCAGCCCAGATGGGATCGCAAGGTGGCGGTGAGGCCACGCCCACGTTCCCCGGCGGAATGCCGATGGGTGGGCAACAGGCTAACACCGTGATGAATCGTAACACTGGGGGTTCGGCATGAAGCGTCCGGGCCCAGACGTGGTGAAGGCGATGGCTCTGACAAGGCGCCAGTTTCCCGAGCTCTTCGAGTGGCTTAGGGAATGGTACCGCGAAGAGCTGGAGCGGCTGCCCAGTGTTGGCCAGAACGTGACTCTTGCTCAGGGGCGGTGTCAGGTTCTCAAGGAGCTTCACGACCACATGGAAAAGTCCCCTGATTGGGCAGCACAATCCAGAGGATAGCTGCGGATTACGCACACCGATAAGGAGCGTTCAATATGGCACTACCGGCGCAAGTCCAGAAACAGTCTGAGGCAGTGAACAAACTGTACGAAGAGCTCAACGGTAAACCCGAGGAGGCCGGCGTGGATATCGCCGAGGCCGCCGAGGAGACTGTTGGGGTCGATACAGCCGACACGGCCGACAGTGATGGCGGACAAGCACCCGCACCCCGGCAGGAAGAGCAGAACGCCGCGGGTGACAAGGACGAAGAAGAGACCTACGAGCAGCGTTGGCGGTCCCTGCAGGGGATGTACAACGCTGAGGTTCCACGGCTTCACGCTGAACGGCGTGAGCTGACCAATCGCGTGCAGCAGCTGGAGCAGCTTCTGGCGTCGATGACCGCCAAACCCTCGGGGCAGGCTGCGACGCCTGCAGAAAAGCTCATCACCGAGCAGGACATCGAGGATTATGGCGACTCCATCGACGTGATGCGTCGGGTCTTCCGCGAGGAGGCCGGAGCGCTGAAGCAGGAGAATGCCCAGCTTCGCCAGATGCTGCAGCAGATGCAGGCAAATGTTGTGCCCAAGGTACAGCAGCTGTCACAGCGTCAGGCTGTATCGAGCGAGCAGGCGTTCTGGGCAGAACTGCAGACTGCGGTTCCAGACTGGCAGGACATCAACACCAGTCGGGAGTTCCAGTCGTGGTTGCTCGAAGTGGATCCGCTGACTGGCGTGCCGCGCCAGACATATCTGGAGGACGCGCAGCGGAATCTGGATGCACGTAGGGTTGTGAACTTCTTCGCCGCTTGGAAAGGGCAGGCCGGTGTACCGAATGCTCGGAGCACGCGGACAGCGCAGTCAGCCTCGGAACTTGAGAAGCAGGTCGCGCCCGGAAGGGGGCGGTCCGGTGGAAACAAGACGGCCGGGGAACCCAAGACCTATACCCAAGAGGACATCAAACGGTTCTTTACCGATGTCCAGAAGGGGAAGTACAAGGGTAAGGAGACTGAGCGGGACCGCATTGAGCGCGACATTTTCGCTGCACAGCGGGAAGGTCGTATCGTAACTGCATGATCTAGGAGCTAACAGATGGCTTTCCCTGTCGCCGGCGGCCGCCCGAACTATAGCGGCAACTTCATTCCCGAGATCTGGTCGGGCAAACTGATCGAGAACTTCTACGACGCCACCGTGCTCGCAGCGATCTCGAACACCGACTACGAAGGCGAGATCCGGAGCATGGGTGATACGGTCAACATCCGTACCACGCCGGAAATCACCATTCGGGACTACGTCAAGGGCCAGACCCTGACGGTCGAGAACCCCGACAAGCCGAAGCTGCAGCTTGTCATCGACAAAGGCGAGTACTTCGCTTGCGTCGAGGACGACGTGGACAAGGTTCAGTCGGACATCAACATGATGGACACTTGGTCCAAGGACGCCTCCGAGCGTATGAAGATCAAGATCGACCAGCGCGTTCTGACCGACCTGCTGCCTGACATCGCGGCCACCAACAAGGGTGCGACTGCGGGCGAGCAGTCTGCCTCGTTCAACCTCGGCACCAGCGGCGCGCCGCTGTCGGTGACCAAGGACGGCGCCGGTGGTACCACCTCGGTGGTCGATCTGATCGTCGACATGGGCACCGTCCTCGACGAGGCGAACGCCCCCGAGGGCGACCGCTACCTTGTGATCCCGGCCAAGATGGCAGGGCTCATCAAGAAGTCGGAGCTGAAGGACGCGTCGCTGACCGGCGATGGTACTTCGGTGGTGCGCAACGGCCGGCTCGGCATGATCGACCGGTTCACGGTCTACGTGTCGCACAACCTGTACGTCGACTCGGGCAAGTACAGCCTGATCGCTGGCCACAAGATGGGCTTCACCTTCGCATCGCAGATGACGGAGATGGAATCCCTGCGTGCCGAGTCGACCTTCGGCAACATCATTCGCGGACTGCAGGTCTATGGCTACAAGGTTGTGAAGCCGGAAGCCATCGCGCAGGCCGTGGTCTCGTTCTAAGGAGGGTCGATAGATGACTGCTTACACCGACAGCCTCGGCTTCAATAAGGGTACCGCGGATGCGTACCTCGCCCAAGGCAATGACCACCTGACGGTCATGTCCGTCGAGCTGAACTTCGCAACGATCATTGCAGCGCGTTCGGCGGCCGGGGTTTTGGCCCTGACCACCAGCGACACGCTGCAGGTCCTGCGGATCCCGGCTGGCTCTGTTGTCCTGTCGGCCGGCTACACCGTTACCTCGGCGGAGTCGACCAATACGACGGGTACGCTCGGCCTGACGGACGGCTCCGTGACGTACGCTACCGGTATCGCTATCAACGCGACCGGTACCAGTGCGGCGAACCTTGCGAACCCCACCGTGTACAGCGCGGCGGATACGCTCGACATCTCGTTCGCCACTGCCATGCCGACTGACCTCGTGGTCAAGGCGTGGGTCGTCATGGCCGACGTGAGCTAAGGGTAGGGGCTTCGGCCCCTACCTCCATCCAAGGAGGGACTCATGTCTGTCTACAAAGGTACGACCTATTCGAACCTGCGGGCGATCAGCGCGACCGTTGATTCGCTCACTGCGACGGGAACGATCACCGGGAGTCTCGATGCCACCGGTGGTTATCTCCAGATCCCGACGGCAGCCGCGACGACCATCGCCGACATCAGCGCCGCGATCAATACGACCAACAAGGCCGCTGGGTCTGTGGTGTTCGACACCACCAACAGCAAGCTCAAGATCGCGACCGGTGCAAATGCTAACTCGACTTGGGTTGACGCTGCTGGCACCAACGCGGTGACGCCGAGCTAATGGAGCGGGCCTTCGGGCCCGCTCTCTAACAGGAGCACACCATGGCTACGAACCTCACGGATAACACGGTCAGTGCGACCTATGAGCAGCTCCTACACGTAGATGGGGGCCCTGATGCCTCTGAGAAGATCGTGTATGGCGGTGGCGGCGTACCTACCGCGCTCAAGGTCGGTACGGGGTCTGTAGCCGTCGACAACGTGCAGATCGACGGTAATACGATCCGGGCGACGAACACCGATGGTGGTTTGACAGTTACGGCTAATGGGTCGGGCGCAGTGTCTATCCCGAAGGTCGCAATCTCTAGCGGCACGGTGGAGGGCATCACCGATCTGGCCATCGCCGATGGGGGTACCGGGGCCTCGACGGCATCCGGTGCGCGCGTCAATCTTGGACTTGGCAGCATCGCTACTCAGGCCGCAGACAACGTCACGATTACCGGCGGATCGATCTCCGGGGTGTCTTTCAGCGGCACGTTTACCGGTATCACCTCAGTCACATCCGACGCGTTCCACACCTCCGCGGCTGCGGCCGGACTGACGCTGAGCAACAACGATCTTCTGGCCGACGGCACCGACACCGACATCAGCATCGATGTCACGCCCAAAGGGGCGGGCGCGGTGAACTTCGGCGGGAAGTTCGGGTACCCGACCGGCACCGGTGGTGCCGTAACACAGCTCACGAGCCGCACCACAGGTGTGACGCTCAACAAGCTGTCCGGGCAGATCACCCTCGTCGCCGGATCTCTCGCGGGCCACGAGGCTGATGAGTTCACCCTGACCAACAGTTTTATCGCGGCGACAGATGTGGTCCTCGTGAACATCAAGTCGGGTGCGGCGGCCGCCACACGGAAGTACTACACCATAGGGGTCACAAGCGTCAGCGCTGGGTCTTGTACAATCTCCATTGGGAATAATGACAACGGTGCAGTGCCTGCGACCGGCACCGACACGCTGGTCCTCAGCTTTGTTGTTATCAAAGGAGTCGCGAGCTGATGGCCAAAGACCCTCGCCTCGAACGCGCCGGAGTCAGCGGGTACAACAAGCCCAAGCGGACACCCAACCATCCGACCAAGAGTCATGTCGTTGTCGCCAAGCAGGGCGATCAGGTGAAGACCATCCGGTTCGGTGAGCAGGGCGCGAAGACAGCGGGCAAGCCCAAGGCCGGTGAGTCCGAGAAGATGAAGAAGAAGCGCGCCTCTTTCAAGGCCCGGCACGGTAAGAACATCGCCAAAGGCAAGATGTCGGCGGCATTTTGGGCAGACAAAGTTAAGTGGATGTACCCGTGGCAGTGAAGAAGGGTAGCCCCAAGCCGACGAACCCCTCGCTCTGGTCTCGCGTAAAGGCGGAGGCCAAGAAGAAGTTCGACGTATATCCAAGCGCTTATGCCAATGCGTGGGCGTCGAAGGAGTACAAGAAGCGCGGTGGCGGCTGGCGCGGCCCGGACAACCGGGTGAAGAGATGAGCAAGGGTGGGCTCGGCAAGTGGTTCGGGGAGAAGTGGGTCGATGTGAAGACCGGCAAACCCTGCGGCCGCTCCGGGTCCGAGAAGAAATCTCGCTCCTATCCGGCCTGTCGCCCCGCCGCGGCGGCCAAGAAGATGACCGCTGGCGAGAAGCGGTCGATGACGACCAAGAAGACGGGTCCGGCGCGCAAGTCGTGGCCAGTCACACCGTCTGGTAAACGGAGATCGAAATGACCAAGATGTACCTGCGCAACAAGAAGGACGGCTTCATCTACGGGTGGAACGAGATCCTTGCCCAGAACCCTCTTTGCGAGCCGGTGACCGAGGAGGAGGCGTACCCAGAGCGCTTCATCAAGCCGGAGCAGGTGGAGAAGGTCAAGAAGACCCGGGCGCGGCGCAAGACCAAAGCACTTGATCTGTCCACAGAGGACACCCAAGAAGAGCCTAACCGGGTCGCCCCGGAGATCGAGGCCGACGCATCGAGGGATCTGCTCGAATGACACCTGCTGACGTCATCGCCGAGGTTCGTCGCCTTATCAGCGACACGCGCACTCCGCAGCGTTATACCGACACCGTACTCTTGGGGTTTGTCAACCAAGCCCTGAAGCGTATGGCTATGGGTAGACCGGATCTGTTCTTGCAGCTTGGCGACGTCAGCACGACACCGAATACCACTGTCCAGACGATGCCTGCTGACTCTATCCGGCTCGTGGAGATCTTCTCTGTCACAGGGGGCAACACCATTACCGAGGTGGATCGTGAGGTGTTCGATCAGACGTACCCCGGCTGGCGTAGTGAGGCGGCCGGTACGCCGGTGAACTTCATGCGCCATGTGCGTAATCCGAACGTGTATTTCCTCTACCCCGCGCCGACTGCAGGTGTTATACTCACGGCAGAATACGCCAAGGTACCGACAGATTACGCGTTGGGCGATACGATCACGGCACCGATTGATGCGTACTTCCCCACGCTTGTAGACGGTACCGTGTACCTCGCTGAGTCCATCGATGACGAGCATGTGAACTCGGGGCGCGCGAAACTGTTCTTCGAGTCGTTCACTCAGGGTATGGGACTCTCACTGGGTTCTCGGGAGTTGACAGACAATGACGATGCCGGGCTGGATCCAAGGAGCATAAGCTAGTGGCGGACCGCACCTTCGCATCACTGGTTCCTCGGTTGAACCCGAGCGTACCCGGCTGTCCTCAGCAGACGATGATCCAGTACATCCGGGATGCGGCGATCCGCGTGTGTGAGCGCACGCTCATATGGCGCTATGTCCAGCCGACGTTTGCGCTACTACCCGGTGTCCATGAGTATGCCTACGACAAGCCAGCGAACACAGAAGTGCATGTGTTGTTCGACGCGCTGGTCAACGACCGCCCGCTCGACCGGCTTACGCTTGAACAGGCCTTGTACCAGTTCCCCGACTGGGCTGACCCGTACAGCGGGCAGGACCTTGCCACGCTCTGGGAAGAGATCCCGGAGAATAGCCTGAATACCGCCGAGTTCAACACGGAGGAGTTCAACTCCGGCTCGGCCTTCGTCCTACCTGACGGCGCCCTCGCGGAGGCATCTTCACCCCGCGCGGTCACGCAGCTGACTTCGGACAAGTACATCGTCCTGCCTGCCCCGGATGACGACAAGGTCTATAACATGCGCATGGTGTACGCGCTGAAGCCCACGCGGGCGGCCGACGGTATGGCAGAGCACATCTTCAACGAGCTCGAAGAAGCCATCCTGCATAGCGCGCTACAGTATCTGCTTGTCCTGCCGAAGGTTACTTGGTCGGACCGTGAGCTGGCAGCATACCATGCCAAACAGTTCATTCGCGAGATGACGGAGCGCCGGGCGCGTGCTAATCTCGGCAACATGCGGGGTACCATGCGTGCCACCGCCCCCAGATTTGCATGAGGGGACCATGGGGCTGAAGTTCTCGAACAACGCTACGACGACCTTGGCCGCTGCGGTGAGCAGCACCGCAACGTCTTTCTCTGTGGCCGCGGGGACCGGGGGACTGTTCCCCGAGCTCGGGGTCGGCGACTACTTCTACGCGACACTGCAGGATGTCAGCGGGAACATGGAGATCGTCAAGGTCACCGGCCGCACAGATGACGCGTTCACCGTGACACGGGCGCAGGAAGGTACGCTGGCGATCCCGTTCCTTGCCACCAGCCGGGTCGAGCTCCGCATGACTGCAGCTGCGCTCCAAGAGATCGTGGACGCATTGGCCCCGTGAGGATAGCATGACAGTTGTACTGAAGAATAACGTATCTAGCACGCTCGCCACGCCGATCTCCGCGTCCGATACGGGCATGGTCGTTGTCGACGGGGATCAGTTTCCGACGCTCGCAGGGGGGGAGTACTTCTACGCCACGCTTATGTCTCCCGCGGGTACGACCGAGATCGTCAAGGTGACTGCGAGAGTCGCGAACGCCATGACCATCGTCCGGGCGCAGGACGGTACGTCTGCGGCCAGCTTCACTTCTGGCGCCCTCGTAGAGATGCGCGTCACTGCGGCTTCCATGTTGGATGCTGCGAGCGAGTACTCCACTGCGGCCGCGATCTCCATCGCTGATGCCGGCGGGTACTACACCGGTACGAACGTCGAGGCTGCGCTGCAGGAGGCCGCACAGGCCGGCACGACGCAGATCACGGACGCCGCTGGGTACTACACCGGTACGAACGTCGAGGCTGCGCTGCAGGAGGCCGCACAGGCCGGCACGACGCAGATCACAGATGCCGGCGGATACTACACCGCGACGGACGTCGAGGGGGCGCTGCAGGAGGCGGGGCTCGCACAGAGCACGGCGTATACGTTCCGCACCATCAGTGTCGCCGGACAGGATGACGTGGTGGCCGATGCTGTCGCTGACACCCTGACGCTTGCCGCCGGCACGAACATCGCGATCACGACCACCGCGGGCACAGACACCATAACGGTAAACTGGGTACCGGACGGCGAGAAGGTGTTTGCGACACAGGCCGAGGCCCAAGCCTACGACGGGTTTACCAGCCCCGCGGCGGCGCCCGACACCATCTTCCTCGGCGGGTTCTTGAACGCGGGGGAGTTCGGGTACGCCAAGGCCTACCGCAAGGTGGCTGTTGCGCCGGGCCACGGGGGACAGGTTACGATTTCTACTTACGACGTCACTGGTAACACCGGTACTGTCTATTACGAGCCCGATACCTCTGGCTGGGTCACGCCGCGTATGTACGGATCCGGGAACAACGACACGAGTGCCTTTCTTGCTGGGGCCAGTGATGACGGTATGGACGGGGTCTTCGATGCCCTGACCTATGGCACACGCGTGGATCTCGGGCGGGACCAGACGTTTATCGGCGCAAAGACCTATACGATCCTCAATAGGGAGAGCCTACAGGTCCGCGGGGAACGGATCCAGTTCATCGCTTCGAGCGACCCGCTCGTCGGTCGTCTAATCGGAGACAAGGGTGCGTTCCTGTGGTTCCTGAACATCAATTTCTTGGACTGGGATGTCGACTGCGACATGTACTTGCGCCGGACTGGATCCGAGGCAGGGCGCTACTCGGGAGGTCTTATTACCCGGGCAAAGAGTGCCGCCAGCAGGATCATCATCAAGCGCACGCGTGTCCATGGGCCAAATTACAACTCTGCCGGCACATGGAGTAGTCTAGATGACCCTTACTCTTCCGCGGCCGTTTGGTGCTCTATCGGTATCGGGTGCCAAGGGTGGTTTAATATCAACGGTCTGGGCCCGTTCGAGTATGCGCTCCTCCATATCGAGGACTGCGCTGTCTACGACGTTGTTCGCGCCATAGACCCCAGCGCGGGCGATATTTTTACGTGGAGCACAGCCGACGCAAATGGCGTATATCCCGCCATGACAACAGGATTCTGGTTGGGCGAGGCCTTCCGGACGCGCCTGATCAATAGCAAGGTGGATGGCGTATTTCTCGGGAGTACTAACAACAACGCACCGGCGTCTGCTCGTGATGCAGACTGTGTCGTCTACAAGACGCGACTGGTGTCTGGCTACAGTGTTAGCAACAGTAACCCGGCGTATTACCCCGGCGAGTTTATCATGGAGGGCTGTGACATCCGTAATGGGCAAGGTCGCCTTGTGAAGACCCAAGCCGCAGGCCCCATGACCATCCGGAACAACTATTTCGCAATTGACAGGACAACATCTAGCGGCTTTTTCTGGCTTATCCAAGCTTATAGTGGGGCGTGGTACGGTATCGATTGTCAGGACGAGCCCGCCGTCATCGAGAAGAACCAGTTCTACTTCCGGGTGGAGATCGTCAATCAAGGCGGCACGCCCGCCGTTCCTATCGGTGCAAATCTTGTCGGCCTGCGCGCCGGTGCGGACGGCACGGGTCCGCTATCTCCCGCGCTCAACCCCGCGAACAACCCCATACGGACAAACTCCCGCCGGCTGTTCGGCGCATTCCGGGACAACTATGTCTTCTTGGAAGACGGGACGGCGAACACGGCACGTCCGCTATCCTCCATCGTGTATGTAAGCAACTCCGAGATGGTGGCGGTGGCTACTGCGGCTGCCTCTGATTTCAGGGACCTGACGCTGGAACTCAACCGGAATACTGTCGTCCATGGGCAGGGCTACAACAACGTCTACAACACCCCATCCACTAGCTGCGTGGCGAAGGCGTTCTACCTTCCCAACATCACAACGTTCAGCGGCACGAGCGCGACGTATCGGTTGTTTATTACCAACAACGATCTCGACACGGCCTACCTCGTAGACGCGGCCGGTAGCGGCGGGTCTTCGCACACCAACCAGTATCTCGTTGTGGTCAAGGACAACGTGACCCACTCGTCCAATTCCGCGTGGACGTTCGGTTCTGGCCCCACCACGGCGAATATCCTCAACGCGAGGCAAAATGCTTAGGCCCCGTACACAGGGCGCCCTGCGCCAGAGTCTCTTCACGTCGGTGTTTTCGCCCGTGTTCACGGCCGTGTTCGGCGGGGCTGGCGCGGCACCGACTCCCGTCGACGCCTACGCCATTGGCGGTGCCTCTCCTGCACTGGTGG